ATCTGATGAGAATGGTAGCACAGGATGAACATTCCATCCATTTGCAGGGGACTTATCCACAAACGCATGATAGTCCACACCCTTAAATGGTACTGGTTTGATCAATTCATTCGTTCCAATTGATGATGTAACAACTGCTATCTTCACTTAGACCTCTCCTTACATAATTTAATTATATTAGGGTCAGTCAATTGCTCCTCTGTTGGTACAAATAGTGCCCTGTATCTCTCCTCAGTATTCTCATCTACATCAGTTAGATAATAGACTGCAAGACTTTTTCTATATTTACCCTCTGGACAAGAAAGTGGTTTGGGTAATCCATGCCATGAATTCTGTGTGGTATCAAATAAAATTGCTCTATTGAACTTTGGTTCAATTGTTCTGACTAACTCTTTTGGTCTATTTGTTTCTGGGTTGTTTGACCATAGTTCAAGACCACCACCCCAGGAAGGATCCCAATTATCAGACATGTACACTATTAGATTGAGTTTTCTCTGCATCTTCAATCTAGGATGAATTGAATAATCCTTGTGGATGTTTAGATTGCCACCCCTACCATGCATATGAAGACCACCACCATGCAATCCATAGTCTGGATATAAGTTTTTGATACCAGTCATTGACTTGATAGTCTCAATGAAATCATTAGAACACAAGTCCTGTAGTGTCTGATAGATCTCTGGAGGAAATCTCAACCAGTCTTGCAGTGTCTTCTTATTTTCAATTGGATTTTTGTAAAAGTACCACCTCTCATCATCATAAGCAGGGAAGTTTTCAGTTATCTTTTGTGCTTTATCAGGAGAAAAGAAGTCATCAATAATCCAATGATCAAAGGGTTCTTCATGCATTGATAAGGTCATACTTTTCCTTACAGTATTTTGTTTCTTTCTCTACATAAAAGTCTCTATTCTTATGAGAAACGTTAGTGGTCACAGAATATTCACCAACTCTGTTAGTAATAAGACAATCATTCAAGTAGATTGGTTCACCATACCTTTCATACATCCCATAGTAGAACTCACAATCCATAAAGTATGTAAGGTTTTTATCAAATCTATTGGTCACACCTTTCTTAAAAGCAAGAACAGATGGAGCACTGATTGTGTTTACACCCTCTAGTAATCTGGGATTCCATGATGGATTCATTTCATTGACAAAATTCCATCCATCATCATAGGTATGGTTGCAACCATTCAACAACCACATTCTATCACTATTGTGCAATGATGTATAGATCTTTTCCAATGCTTCATCATCATAAAAGAAGTCATCTTGGAACATTACCTTGATGACTTCACCCTCACACATGTCTATTGCTTTATTAGTATTTGCAGGACCATTACCATGGTCCTTTGTATTCTTCAAATACTTAATTTTAAATTTCTTTGAAAACTTTTGAACAACTTCAAGAACCATATCATCTTTACAATGGTCAGAGATACAAACTTCAAAGTTCTTAAATGTTTGTATCTCAATGGTCCTTAGAAGGTCATCAATAAACTCATCACCTTTTCCATATGATCCCCACGTAGGGATAGCAATTGACAGTTTCTTAGGACTCATATGACTTCCCAACCCTTACAGTAAAGATCTTTAGTATTTAAATGTGCATTATTTGGACCAAACCACTTCTTAGGAGCAATCACCTTACCTTTGTTTGCTAACCAAGCACCCCACCAAGAGAATGATGAGTTAGCAATAATGAAGTCACTACACTGAGTCATTAGATAGAGGTCATGATATGGTCCAGTTGCCTCTGACACAAGGAATCTATCTCCACTGAACATTTCTTGTTCCATGCACCACTTTGGATCATCACTAAAGATGACAACCTGCCTCTTTACATCAAACTTACTAAGAGCTTCCTCATAATAATCAAGAGTTTGATTGTGATGATTAGCAGAGTTGATTAAGAAGTCACCTCTACGTATGTGAAGTGCAATGGGATCTTCAAAACACTCCTCAATAATCTCCTTACACTCATCAATAATGTGTTTTTTGAATGTAAATTGCTCTTCTCTAATCTCTCTAGCACAGTGCTTAAAGTATTTCTCTGTCTGAAAGAAACCATAAAGAGTATAGTCAACCTGTCTACTACTATGAAGAATAGTAGGATCAAATTCAAATCCTTTTTCTTGGAGAATATATTCTGTATTCACAATACCAGTATTTTCTGAATTGATGTTAAAGCAATCAAACAGTTCAATCCTTAATTTGTTACCAATCCCATCATCAAATACCTCTTGATGGTTTGGAATACTAAATGTAACACCAGTGTAGCGAGCAACACCAAGGGTCGCAGCATACTGGAACATTTGATTACCAAGTTGTCCCAGTTTGCCAAGATAATTAAATCCAATTGTCATTATGATTGTGCAAGTTTTTCAGTCAGTTGTTCATTGATCCATGCATATGTACTAGCAATGCCCTCTTCAAGGGTCATTGTATAGTCCCAATCAAGTTTTTCTCTGATAAGGTTATTGTCAGAGTTGCGTCCACGAACACCAAGAGGTCCATCAATGTGAATCTTCTGAACATCTTTACCTGCCACCTTAGCAGCAGTGTCAACTAGTTGATTAATTGTAACCATCTCCTCAGAACCAATATTCACAGGTCCCATGAAGTCTGAGTCCATCAACCTTCTGGTTGCTTCCACACATTCAGTGACAAACAAGAAGGATCTAGTCTGTAAGCCATCTCCCCACACCTCAATAGCGCCACCCTCTTCTGGGAGAGCTGCAACCTTTCTACAGATTGCTGCTGGTGCTTTCTCACGTCCTCCATCCCAGGTTCCCTCTGGACCAAAAATGTTGTGATATCTAGCAACCCTAACAGGAATACCATGATTACGATTATACGCAAAGTATAATCTCTCAGAGAAAAGTTTTTCCCATCCATATTCACTATCAGGTTGTGCAGGGTATGCTGAATCTTCACTACAATTGGGATTATCAGGATCCAATTGATTAAACTCTGGATAAGCACAGGCAGAACTAGAGTAGAAAATCTTAGTTCTATTCTTACCATACCTTTCATTCATCTCTTTCTGTGACTCAAGCACATTAAGATTGATTGTGACACTGTTATGCATCACATCAGCATCATGATCTCCTGTGAAAATATATCCAGCACCACCCATATCAGCAGCAAACTGATAGATTTCATCAAAGGGTTGAATGTATCTTGTTGGAACAGAGTGATAGAAATTACCCCTATCACCCTTATATTCTAGAACTCTCTCTACAAATCTCTTATCTGTAAGATCTCCTACAACAAATTCATTCGCTGCAGACTTACTGAATTCAGGGTATTTTACATCAACACCCCTCACCCAATATCCTTCTTCACGCAATCTCTTGACCATGTGACTTCCAATGAATCCACCAGCGCCAAGAACTAGCGCTTTTTTTACATACTGAGCCATAGTAAATCCAATTTATACTGTAATTATATCAACCACCAAATTTTTTGACAAGATAATCAAAGTTTGGTTCCATAACCTTTACAATTTTCCAGAGAATGTCAACATCAGCAGATGCTGCTGGTGCCTCAGGAGCAGGTGCTGCTGGTGCCTCAGGAGCAGGTGCTGACTTAAGTTCTTCCACCTTTGCTTCCAATGCTCTCAATCTTGCTTCAACTTCTACATCATACTTGGACATTGCTGCCCCACTAGCAGACTTAGCTGCTGATCCTCTTGCTGCCATTTTTCAAGTTAATAAGACTGCATCTATTTAGAAAAAAAGCAGAGTAGGTTTCCCCACCCTGCTTAATAAAGGTCCATGCACGCCACTTACTCTTTAAAGAGAAGCAAGAAACTCTAAGGGGTTTCCCGACCAGTGCTGTTTGAGTCCATCCGTGACTTGATAAGATCTATTCTTACCCTCAAGTTCTCTTCAGATTCTCTTTGATAGATGCCATAACTAATATTCATCAGTGTCTGAACTGTCTTCCATCCATGATACCTCTTGTGTGATTTAAACCTATTGAAGGCATCTTCTAGTAGAAGATTTGCATCAGATACTGTCATCCAAGGATGAACAAATGTTAGATTGATGGCATCTTCATTGAACATTAGGATACTCTACTTGCTACATCTTTGACATAACAAGGAACACCATCAGGATCTAACCATTTGGTATATTCAAAGTCTTCCATAGCAGTAAGTAACTGCATCTGATTATCACAAAGATACATGTCTTTGTATTTACCAGTATAGGAATCTACTTTTTGGATCCTGTAGTCAGGCATACCATTGAGTTCAATAGTGCCTTTCTCAACATAACGATAGGGGAATTGTTCTAAAAGAATTTTCATGCCACAGTATTGAGATCAGAAGCAAGGTAATCAAGAAGGATATCATAGTCATCAAGTGGGTCACCAGAAAAGACCACTCCACTATTTTCATAAAACTTGCGAACCTTTTTGTAAAGTTTTGGATTCTTTACATCCAAGAAGAAGTCTCCAGCAACAGCACACTGAAGAGTGTTGATGTCCTTTTTGAACTTGGAAGTGATAGTCATTGCCTTGTTTGAATACCTTGTTATTCTATGATGATTGACTGTTTAGGTCAAGAGGACAGCATTGAAACTGTCCAATAGGGGTTGTGAGAATTGAACTCACCTTAGGTAAATTATGAGTTTACTGCATTCACCAGATTGCTAAACCCCCTGGTAGGACTGCTGGGAATTGAACCCAGTTCACACCGTTATAAGCAGTGGGCATTAACCAATATGCGACAATCCCTTAAGATGCCTCATTATTGAGGTCTCTATAGATGCGTATGAGTTCTTCATCCGCTGGTATCATAACTGCCCTATTTCCATTCTCATTCTCTACGCCAATTGTTTCCCCATTCTCCACTCTATTCATTAGAGTTTCCCAGTTTTCCTGCCAGTATTCCACAGAAAAGTATTCCATAGTTGATGTATATATGTCAAACAAATAATTGTAATTTTTCAAGAATTGTTCTGTATGCTGGGACCAAATCTCCCTCATCCAATCTAAACAAATCCTTATCAAATCTATCTTGATTTTCCTTAGACCATAGTCTCATTGAGTCAGGAGATATCTCATCAGCAAGAAGCAATTCTCCATGATTATCAATACCAAATTCAATTTTGAAATCAATCAAGTCCATACCTATGAGATTAAATATGTTAAGAAGAAGTTCATTGATGATTGATGCCTGTTCTTGAAGGGGTTTAGGATCAATACCCATCAACTTTACTCTATCTGGTGTAAGTAATGGATCATGCTTTGAGTCATCTTTAAGGAAGAACTCAACAATAGCAGGAATAATTGGTTGTCCCTCTTGAATTGTTGTAGTTCTTACTATTGAACCTGCTGCTCTGTTTCTTACAATAACTTCCAATGGAAGTATATTTACCTTCTTACAAATCATTTTGTTAGGACCTAGTTGTCTAATGTAATGATTTCTAATTCCTAGATCTGCTAACTTTTCAAATAGAATTGATGAGATTTGACAACACAATGATCCCTTTCCTGCAGGATAATCTTCTTTCTCACCATTACCAGCAGTAACTTTATCATGATACACAATGAGAACTTCATCAGCATTCTCAAAATCATGGACTGATTTAACTTTTCCCTCTAATAAAAGCATAATGTGTCATCCTGGTGGACAATCGAGGTGACAGGATTTGAACCTGCGGCATCTCGCTCCCAAAGCGAGTGCTCTACCAAACTGAGCTACACCTCGTGGCGGAGAGGGTGGGATTCGAACCCACGGTGCCCTTGCAGACACGCTAGTTTTCAAGACTAGAGCCTTAAACCACTCGACCACCTCTCCATATTAGCGGACTTCAAAGTCCAGTTTTTTGACTTTACGTCTCCTTCTTTGTTCTTGATAAAGAAGTTCTTCTCTGGAGAAATGACTATCAATTCTCCTCTCTACATTATTGGTCACCATGACAACTTTGTCAAGGTCATTGGCACCAACTTTATTGTCACAAACTCTCATTTGGTTTGGACATCCACAGAACTGAACCTTGCTAGTGCTTGTCAGTTCTGTTCCACATTCTTTGCATCTGACTGTAATCATTTGATTGCATTTAACCTGAATTGGACATGGGAGTTACAGGATTTGAACCTGTGACCTACTGCGTGTAAAGCAGCCACTCTACCACTGAGTTAATCTTGCTGGCTCCTCCACCTGGACTCGAACCAGGGACAGGGTGATTAACAGTCACCTGCTCTACCAACTGAGCTATAGAGGAATATATGTCCCAAAAGGGACAGAGCGGATAAGGGGACTTGAACCCCTGACATTCAGCTTGGAAGGCTGACGTTCTACCACTGAACTACATCCGCAGGTGGGATAGTGAATGGGTGGTTGGTGGAGTATTCACTACCCCAAGCCATTCACAGGACTTGAACCTGCGACCTGAGCTTTACAAAAGCCCTGCTCTACCAGCTGAGCTAGAATGGCAATAATACATCAGTGATATCCTGCAGAATAACACTGATGGGCTCAAGAGGGATCCCACCTCTCTCTCACATGGGTTGGGTTTCCAGTTCTTTTTTCTCCTGGAGATGTGAGCAGGGATGTATTCCAGTCCCTTACGACTCAAGTAGGATTCGAACCTACGACCGACTGCTTAGAAGGCAGTTGCTCTATCCAGCTGAGCTATTGAGTCAAGTCCTGGTTCCTATCGCCTCTAACCCTGAACCAGGAAGGGGGTCACAGCAGTGGTCTCTCAACCACCTCTATAATATAGGGCATCTGACAGTCACTGTCAAGGGGTGCAGGCAGAAATAACATTAAATACATCTGCCTCATTCATTGATGGTGTTAGTGGTAGACAGACATGTGGAACCCAAGAGCGTGTCTCCCCTACAAAGGTATAGGGGTAAGAATTCTCATCAAGGATTGATGTTATTTGATTTGTATGATCATAGACAGGTGAAGTTTTAATGGAAGAATCTTCAATAAAACAAATATACTTGTAATAAGATGGTGAAACAAAAGATTTAGTATAGTTGATCTTCTTAAAAGAATAATCACCTAACTTTGAATCATAGATGTCTGCTAATTCTTCCTTATGTTGGATAATTGATTTGTAATTATTAATGATAACATTGGCAATTGCTGCAGAAAAATCATTCATCCTAGCATTTGGAAGTGCTGGTAGTGAATGGTGCAATTGTCCATCAACAGGATACTTACCATAATCACGCAAACAACGTGCTTGTTTTGCCTTTACAGGGTCTTTAAGAATAACAACTCCTCCTTCACCTGCTGGTATGGGTTTAGTAGGGAAGAAGGATAAAATTGCTGCATCCCCAAAGGTGCCAACATACTTACTATCTATACTAGTGAAAGGTGAGTGCGCACAGTCTTCAATTAGGATAACTCCTCTCTCCTTACATAACTCTGATATCTCTAGAATATCAGGATTTGGATATCCACCAATGTGTGTAACAACAATGGCATCAGGTTGATGCTCTAAAGCATCCCTAATAATACCAATGTCAGGCATCAAAAGATTCTGTCTAGAACCAAGAAGGATAATCTCTTTGTTAGCAGTTACCCATGGCAAACAACTAGCAAAGTATGTATTTGTTTGAACTGCAATCCTTTTAATTTCAGGAAAAAGCAAACTAATTGTTTGAAGTGCAGTTCCACCACTTGATGTGGTTACACAAGGACGTTTGTATAAATGCCAAAGAGTATCTTCAAGCAGTTTTGACTGTGGACCAGTGGACCAAAATCCTGAATGCAATACCTCAATCAATGATTTTTCTAATTCATCATTAATTGGTTTACCAAAATCTAAAAATTTATAACCCATCATCACCTCTCCAGTAATTAGACCATTTGGGATCAAGATACTCAGTAGAAGATGCAAAACGCAAATCACATGATAATCTTGGAATTAAGTTGTTAGTATTAAAGGATGCATGTACAACATTTAAACAATGAAATACTACATCCCCCTTTGATACCTTTGGCAAGTACCAAGTTGTCTCAAGATTATCTGCCAAACCCTTGAGATCACTTGCGATAGTTCTATCATCCCTAACCAATTTTGTTATGGTTGAAATATTTTTATGAGAATCTTTTAGATAAACAAGTTGACCATGATGTGAGTCAGCAGGTCCAAGTGATATCCAGGCAGTTAGTGCTTTACTATTATCTGATGTTTTAAAGTAATCTCTATCACGATGTGCTAATGTGCATCTAGAACTAAGGTGAGAAAAACTTCTTAGAATAGCACGTGGACAAAGAAAAGATTGATCTGAATGCAACAATACTGCAGCTAACTTTTTCAAAACACTTGATTCAATAAAATCACAGAATGATTTTGAGCGCACAAAAGTATTAGCAGGGTGCAAACCTATACCATGTGATAGTTTTGAACTCTTTACATGAGTCCAATCATCACCATCATATTCATAATCTCCCTCAAACATAGAAAAATATTGACTCCTTAAGGAGTCAATACTATCATGAGACAAAACATTCTTTACAACCAGAAGTCCTTCTAAGTTGTTCAGAGGTTTACTATTAAGAAGATCATCATATTCAATATAACATTCTGAAGGAGGATCTATTGCTTCAAAAGAATTACCAGAAGCATTCAAATCATAATGCATTGCATATCATCTATGAATATTTTCAGAACCACCCTGGAAATTCTCTGATCCACCAATAGGATCTAATTGTAGTGTGGTTGGAGCATTCTTTGTTGCCATCTGATACATGACCTCATGAATGTCTTCTGATTCATTAGTCCAATACTGACGGTTCTCTTCCTCTTGTTGCTTAATTTCTGCTTCTTTCTTCATGTAATCTTGATTAGCATCAGAGATTACAGCAGGTCCAAACCAAGGATCATCAGTAAGGACAACTGGTGCTGGGATACCAGTAAATGGATTATCCATCTCAGAACAGTCTACAATTTCCTCATCAATAGCACACTCAATTTCTTTGTCAGTGAGTGGCCAATTGATTGACTCAGCAGGTTTTCTTGAAAAAATTTGAATTGATTTCTTTAAGGATTGAATATTCATGAGAGAACAAATTTCTTTGTGTAATCGTAAGCATAGATTTCTCTGTTACCCTTGATTCCCCACCCTAACCAGTGGTATGCAGGGACCATATATTGAGAGACAGTTTGTCCACCACCCTCAAACACAGGCAATTGTCTTTGGAAGATATTCTCATTAATCATGTAACGAGTTTGACCTTCTAGTGAACTTGGGTCACAATTGTATTTATTGCAGAAGTCACCAAGACCAATATAGCGACCTATTGAGGTCCACTGAATAAGACCATACCCACCCCTATGGCAAGCGTTGTAAGGAACTCTAGCCCCTCCCTCGCATATGTTGGAATGGAAGTTAGACTCCTGTTTAATGTTTCCCATGATTGTAGCAAGAGCATTACGATCTTTAATTTTTGTGTGCTCTTGGAGTTCTGCAAGGACATACTGCTCTGATTCTGAACAATCTGGACATTTCCAACTTTCCTCATATCGTACCACTGGGATAGGTACAACTGTGAAATCAGTGGGCAGTTGCTTTGCTGGCGCTGGTGCCAGAAAATTCATAGCAAAAAATGTTTCAGCAATCATAGGTAAAGTAATCTTTCCTGTAATAACGACCAAGGATGTTACTATTATAAAATGCAGGCGTCCCATCTGTCAATTGCTCAATAAGTACATTATTTAGAAAAAGTTGTCTTGTCTCCTCATAGTTTACCCTACCAGGAGTCTCATGTAAACTCAATATAGTTCTTCTAAAGGATTCCTTCCCGTATTTTTTAATATCATCCTTAAGCTCTGGACAAGATCCATAGTAGTTGCGCCAGTTGCTTTCAGATGTAACTCTTCTCCGCTTGACAGTTTTATCTTTAGATCTAGGCTTTCGTTTTTGCCAAAAATACTTTCTCCCAATGTACTGTCGTTGGTTCTGGAGATTGGTAATGTTATACACAAAACCGTAAAAGTCCCCAACATCCCCCCTATTAAAAGGGGACTCCAAATATCTCCAGGGATTCTGATACTCTTGATTTTCTTCCACATAATATTTTAATCTCCAGTATATATCTTCTTCTGTCCCTGGTAAAAGATTACTTCATCAGGAAGATAGAAGTGTGGTCCACGTCTTATAATTGATTTTTGTTCCTCTGAAAATTGAGGATTCTCCTCCAGACACTTCATCTGCCACGTCTTGGAACCACCAGTCATCTTGTCGCTTTGCATCAATTCTACAGTTTAAATCCTGAGAAGGTGTCTTTTTTGACATCTTGCTTAATTCCTCCAACAACATAGGACTCAACCTCTGTCTCTTGTGGAGCAACTTGCAAACCTTTAGAAGAGATCCAATGTTGTGTCCAAGGCAGGGGATTAGCATTAGCAGCAATATCATAAACTGGTTTGAGACCCAGTGCTTTCATTCTACGATTAGCAACCCACTCAACATACTTTTTGAGAAGTGCATCATTAAGACCAATCATGCTTCCATCCTGGAACAGATAATCTGCCCATTTCTTCTCCTCATTGACTGCCTTGTCAAACATTGCATAGACATTCTCTTCTTCCTCTTTGGCAATCTCTGCCATCTCAGGATCATCACCTTGCTTCCACTTGTTAAGAATATTCTGAGTGATAGCAAGATGCT